GGTCGGCAATGCGATCAAGAAGCTGATCCCTGTCGACCAGATCAAAAAGGACGCGGCCACCGCGGAGGCTGTCATCCGGAAGTTCACGGACAGTGTCGGCATCACGCAGGCCGCGAAGGCGAAGGCCCCGAAGCTGCCCGTGTTCAAGCCCCAGCCGACAGACTCACCGCACGCCGGCTCCGGGAAGACCGCTCCGTCGAACCTCGCGGTCGGGCCGGCTCTCAAGGCGGCGCCGCACCTCGGTTCGGGTAACGCCTCCGCCGCGGCCTCGGGCGGAGCGCTGAAGGCTGCTCCCCACATCGGTTCAGGGATGACGTCGCCGGACGTGGCGCTGAAGACGGCCGCCAAGCCGGCCTCGGTGGCGGACGGACTGGCGAAGGCGTTCAACGACGCCATCTCGCGCATCGACTGGACGAAGCTTGCGACGAAGGCCGCCAGCGCGCTCGGGAAGGCCCTCGTCTACGCCCTGACCAAGGGCGTAGACCTCACCAAGCTCATCTCCAAGACCATCTCCGGCCTGGACTGGGTCGACATCGGAAAGAGCCTCGGCGGTATCGCCCTCCCCGCGTCCATCGGCATGGTCAGCAACGTCTTCGGGCCGCTGTTCACCGTCGACTTCTGGAAGAAGCACTGGCTGGACATCATCGTCGCGGTCATCTCCGTGATTCCCATCGGGGACATGGCCGGGGCGATGAGCAAGCTGCTCTCCAAGATCCCGTGGGGGAAGACCGGGGACGTTGTCGCCAAGGGGTTCGGCAAGATCCCGTGGTCGAAGATCTTCACCTTGGGCGACAAGGTGAACTGGACGAAGATCTTCACGTTCGGCGACAAGATCAACTGGGGCAAGGTCTTCACGCTCGACGGGAAGATCCCGCAGCTGGCCACGTGGGCGAAGACCATGGTCAACAAGATGCTGGACGCCCTGGCGGACGTGTTCCCGAACATCAACCACTGGCTGGAGAACAAGCTCGGCGACCTGCCCAACAGCATCCGGGGCAAGGCCATGAAGTTCGGCGCCTGGGCGCGCGACCTGGTCGACAACATGGTCAAGGCCCTCGAAGGCGAAGGCCCCGGCCTGCTCCGCCGGATCGGCGTAGGCATCGCCAAGTGGCTCGGCCGCCAGACGTTCTATCAGACCGGCATGCACCTGATTCAGGGCCTCTACAACGGCGCCATCGACGGTTTGAGCGACGTCGGGCACTGGGCAAAGGTGCACATCGTCGACCCGCTCGTGAACGGCGTGAAGGACCTGTTCGGCATCCACTCGCCGAGCACCGTCTTCGCGGGCATCGGCGGCAACCTGATTTCCGGGCTCAAGAACGGCATCCTGGGCGGCGCCAAGGGCATCGGGACGTGGATGCAGAAGAACGTCATCAACCCGGTGAAGAACGCCTTCTCGGGCGCCGGATCGTGGCTCGTGTCCAAGGGCCGCTCGATCGTGACCGGTCTGAAGAACGGCGTCCTGGGCGGCGCCAAGGGCATTGCCACGTGGGCGTTCACTCACGTAGCGCAGCCGCTCACGAGCCGCTTCTCCGCGGCCGGATCGTGGCTGCTCTCGCGCGGCTCGCAGCTGGTGTCAGGCCTGAAGAACGGGGCCCTGAATGGCGCCAAGGCGATCGGCACCTGGGCTTTCACCCACGTCGCTCAGCCCCTGACGAGTCGCTTCTCCGCAGCGAAGACGTGGCTCGTGGGCCGCGGTGGTGAGCTCGTATCCGGGCTGAAGTCGGGCATCCTCGGCGCCGTGAAGAACATCGGCGACTGGATCAAGAAGAACTTCACCGACCCGATCGTGAGCTGGGTGACGACGCACTTCGAGATTGGGTCGCCGTCGAAGGTGTTCGCCAGAATCGGCGGCCACCTCGTATCCGGCCTCATCAAGGGCCTGGCCACCGCGGACGGGCCCAAGATCATCAACCGCATCTTCGGCAGCATGCCGCGGGCCCTCGGTGCGCTGGTGAGCAAGGGCCTGATCCACGTCAGTTCCCTGCCCGGCAAGGCGCTCAAGGCGCTCGGCGGCCTGGGTGGTGACTTCCTCGGCTTGCTCGGCATCGGCGGCGGGAGCGGTACGTCCGGCGCCAACCAGAAGATCGGGAAGAAGATGATGGAGGCGATCGGCTGGAGCGACGCCCAATGGCCTGCGCTCAAGGCCCTGTGGAATCAGGAGTCCGGCTGGAGTGCCAGCGCCCTCAACAAGAGCAGCGGCGCGTTCGGCATCCCGCAGTCGCTGCCTGCCTCCAAGATGGCGTCCGCGGGCAAGGACTGGAGGACCAACGCGGCTACACAGATCCAGTGGGGCCTGTCGTACATCAGGGGGCGCTACGGCTCACCGGCCGCCGCGTGGGCGCACGAGGGCAAATACAACTGGTACGACCGCGGTGGCCTGCTCATGCCCGGCGCCACGATGGCGATGAACGGGACAGGCAAGCCCGAGCGCATCCGCACCGCACGGCAAGAGGACGCCATCATGGCCAAGCTCAATGCCATGTCGAACGACGGACATCAGATCAACGTGCACGTCCACGTCGACGACGCGACGTTCAAGGACCTGATCCGCGTCGAGGTCGACTGCGGCCTGGACGATCTCAGCACGGCTCTCGCGGCAGGGAGGAACGAGTAGATGGCGTGACAAGCCTCTGACCTGCGGAAACGCTGGAGGCCCCTGCGGGAAGTGAATCTTTTACGGGGCCGCTCCCGACCCGCCCCCACCTCTCGAGACATCTCCCCCCGTGACGCGCACAGCGGGAGATGATCTTGGGGGCTTTCCGGGTGATTCTCGGTGGGATCCGGGTCCGTCCGCCGCGCCCTGGTTGGTCTTCACAGGGGGTCTACCGGCCCGCGGAACAAGGTTCGCGCAGGTCAGGCGACCTGTCAAGGGTCCTCGCGTGAGGGGTACTCATGATCTGAGCACCCCTCGCCCCGGCCGGAACGCACGAAGGCGCCCCGCCGGCCGAAGCTGACGGGGCGCCTGGCTGAAAGGTGCTTCCTCGCCTGGGGAGGCCGAACGAGGGGCGTTGGGACGCTGGTTGGGCAGTTTCGGGGCCTCGGAAGGGGGCGGGGAGCCGCCTCCCTGCCTCCCTGTCGTCGTGTCTGCGCTGATCAGGGGTTTTCGGGCCGCCAGGGAGGCGTTTAGGGAGAACTCCCCGCCTCCCCGGCGCCTCCCTCTACTCGGCGAAGGCTTCGGCGCGCTCCGCGAGGGCGGTTTCCAGCCGCTCACGGATGACGTACATGCGGCCGCCGGTCTTCTGCGGCGGGGCGCCCGCGTCCTCGAGGACCTGCTTCAGGTCGGAGTGGGTCCAGCCGCGGTAGTAGCCGTTGCGGGTGGCGAGCAGCTGCAGAACCTCCTGGGTTAGTACGCGCTTCTCCGTGCCAACGACCGCGTCGATGTCGAGCAGCGTGTCGATCGGCTCGCCGTTGTCGACGGCATCCCGCGTCGCGACCGGGGATCGGAGGGCTTTCGCCCGCTCGGCGATCTCGGCGGCCTGGTCGCCGTCAACGAAGTGCGTGCGGACGTTGACCGACACCTGTCCGGGCGCCATCTCGATGCCCTCGCCGGCCACGACGAGCTGCCCCTTGTCGAGGCCCTGGCGGAGCTTGTGCGGGGCGGCGCCCGCGTCGACGGCGGAGTCTCCGAGAGCCATCCCGGCCTGCGACTCTGTGCCGAGGACGAGTGATGCTCGGATGTGGTTGCCCTCGCGGGACCGCTTGGGCAGGTTCTGGTCGGTCGGGTCCTGCGTGCCTTCCCAGATCAGCACGTTCACGGCGCGACCCTGGTCGTGGATGCCCTTCACCGCGCGGAAGTAGCGGCTGGTGGCCTTCGCGCCGCCGTAGGGCCGCTTGTCGAGGCCGATCGCGCCCGAGCCGTAGGCCACCTGCGCCTCGTCCACGATGATGACCAGCGGCGGGGCGGTGGTGCCCACCCCGGACTGGATGCGGCGCTGCATCTCCTCGAAGGCGTCCTCCACCATCTCCGTGACGCTGATGACGTGGTCGTCGGTCGGCCCCTCGATCAGCACGGTCGCGAGCCCGAGGAACATGCGCCAGTCGCCTACGCCCTTCAGGTCGCCGATGCGGAACTCCACGGTCTTGTCGAGGGACAGCCACAGCGCGAGGGCGCGCAAGGCTGCGGTCTTGCCCTGGTTGGACAGGCCCGTGACCAGGACCATCTTCTGATACAGGCTCACCAGGGCGGCGTCGCCCCGCAGGTCGAGGCCCCACGGCGCCCGGCCGTTCTTGTAGTCCGCGGTCAGGGTCTCGTCGTACACGAGGGGCGATGCGGGCACGGGCTCGTCGAGGGCGCCCGAGTCGGCGATCCACATGCGGACCGTGCGGGGCGTAGGCGCGACGCTGACGTACACCTCATGCTCGTGCCGGTTCAGGTTCTCCGCGAGCTTCCGCCGCCGGTTCATGACCTCCTCGGTCGACGAGCCGATCGGCAGGGTGACGTCGACCTCGACACCGCACCCAGCGAGGGCGATCGGGCCGAGCATCCCGGCCCCGGCGTCGCCCATGTCCACGATGGCCTTCCGCAGGGCAGAGACGCCCAGGTCACGCAGGGCCATGACGACGATGGACGGGGTGATCGGAGCGCCCTCAGTGCCCCTCTGGTGTGCGGGCATGGCCCACGCGGGCGCCACCTGCTGGTGCTTGCCGATTGCCCAGAACAGCGCGACCAGCAGGTAGGGGCCCACAGCGAACAGCGGACCCCACACCAGCAGGGCGATCGCGGTCACCCAGCGGATGAAGTCGAGGACGGCCGCGGTGGGGGCGATGACGTCGCCCCAGTGGTGCGAGTGCGTGGCCAGGGCGATACCGGCGAGCAGGAGAAGTCCCTCGCCGAGGGCAGCACCCGCGGCGGTCGCCTTCGCGGCCTTCTGAGGGGCCTTCAGCAGGTCCATGCGGCGGTGGTGGCGGCCCTCGCGGTACGCGCGCCCGCGCTCCTCCCACTGCATGGCCAGGTCGACGTTCCCCGCGGCTTCGGCGGCGCGCATCATCCGCTCATACCGTGCGGCCGTGCGGCCGTCCATCGTGCGCTTGGCGACGATGCGGGCCCCGCCGGCCACGTACAGGCCGTGACGGGCCGCGAGGCGCCCGGCGTCCTTCGTCCGGTCGTGCGTGACCACGGTGCGCACCGCACGGCCGCTGCGCACGATGAGGGGCGCCCGCGGCTCTCGCTCCAGCGGGGGCACCAGGCGTACCGGCTCGGGTGAGTCTTCGTTGCCCTTGAAGAGGCTTACGACGTTCTGCGACATGATGGTGATCTCCAGTGCTCGAAAGGGTGCGGGAGGGAACGGGGGCGGCCGGGCTTTTCCAGGGCATGGGCCGCCCCCGGGCACAGCTACAGGTAGCCGTTGGTGGTCTGCTTGCGGGCCCGGCGAACCGTGGCCGCGACGGAGGACGCGTTGGCCTCCGGACGGGCCGCGAGGATCGCCTTCTCGGCGTCCTGGTTGGACGCGCCGTTGGCGACGTGGCGCCGGGCAAGTTCCGCGATGCTCGGCCCCTGCTCGACCTCTGTACGAACACTGTTCGGGCTGTTCAGCGGCTGGGCACTGCCCCTGACGACAGAGAGGGCAGCGGCAGGTTCGGCGTCCTGTTCGGGCCTGTTCGGCATCAGTTCGTCGAGCTCTCCGAGGACCTGCTCGGCGGCCAGCAGCTCGAGGCGGGCGTGCGCTTCGGCGGTCGCGGCCTGCCGGCGGACACCGGCAATCGCCAGCTTCGCGTTCGCCTTGCTGAGCTCCGCGGCCACCCACTGGCGGTCGGCCGGGGCGAGGTTCCGCTCGACGTGCCGGAACACCCCGAGCCACAGCAGCTTCGCCACCACGGAGATCAGGGCGCCGATCGCGGCCAGTGCCCACGAGTGCAGCAGCAGGCCGTGCCAGAACAGGGATCCCGCTGTGATGACTACCAGGACGATGCCGAGCCGCTGGGCGAAGCGCCGCTTGTCCGGGTCGAACCGTGACAGCCACTCGAAGATGAGGACCGCACCCCACGACACGTCGAACATGGCCGCCGCGGCGTAGCCGACACCGCCGTGCAGGATCGCCCCGATCGACACGGTCGACCAGGACACCGCCACGATGGTCAGGGCCATCACCATGCCGGCGACGGTCTTCAGCGCCGTCCTGTCCCAGTCGCGCGGCAGGATCGGCGTGCGCACCGTGTACGGCGCCTCAACGTCGTTCGTGATTCCCTCGATGGTCCGCTGCACCCGGCGGGTGCGCGTCTCACTCTTGAACTTCAGCATTCCGACTTCTCCTTGGGGTTCGTGAGGCGTGCCTCGAGTTCGTTGATCCGTGCCTGCATGAGCGTCATCTCGGCCGCCATCACGACCGGCGAGGAGACCTCCCGCGGCTTCGTCGTCTGCAAGGCGTGCAGGAAGCGACGCACCTGCATCTCGGTCAGTCGGCCGTACAGGGTGTCCAGGGCGTCCTGGAGGACGTTGGACAGCCGCGAGGCGGGACGCTCGCCCCAACGGGCGACGGTCCGCTGTGCACAGCCCAGCTGCTCGGCGATCTGGTCCTGCGTCATCCGCAGGGCCATCCGCAGGGCGTTCGCCTCGCTGCCGTGCCATTCGAAGATGAACGGGGCTCCCTCGGTGGTCATGCCGCTACCTCCCAGTCGTTGCGGTCGAGCCGGGCCATGGCGGCGAGCAGCAGCCAGGCGAAGGTGATGGGCAGTGCGTCGGCCTTCGCCGTGTTGCACGGCTCGCAGGCCAGTACGAGGTTGCGCAGCCACGACGTGCGCCACAGCGAGTAGGGCACGTAGTGATCGAAGGTGTAGGGGAGTTCGTTGCCGAACGGCTGGTGGCAGTAGAAGCACCGCCAGCCGTGGTACCGGCGCGAGGCGATCTCCTGCGCGCGACGCGCTCGGATCTTCGGCGTCTTGGCGCCGGTACGGGTCGCCGACTTCGTCATCACTCCACCCCTCCCGCGACGCGGACCGCGAGGTGACCGAGGAGCTGCACGCCCTCGCGGTCACCCAGCCGGTTCGCGGTCAACAGGTCGGCGATGACGGCCGGCAGGGCGGGGAGCGGCCGGGCCGACCGATCCATGCGGCGCAGGGCCGCATGCTCGGTCGGCCGGCTGATGGGGCGCCGCTTCATGACTCGGCCTCCCACAGCCGCGGCAGCTCCTGGGCGAACACCCGCAGGGCCGACGCGTGACGCTCCAAGGCGTCGGCCACGAGGTTGACCTCATCGCCAGTCAGGCCGTGGTACTCCTCGAGCTCCACCGCCACGAGGATCCGGGCGTCCGTGGGGCTGTAGGGGCGCTGGCTGAAGAACACGGGCATCGCCGACATGAGGCCGTGCCGCTCCGTGCGGACCTCGAGCTCCACCGCGGCACTGTCGTGCTGAATGTCCGACCGAAAGATCGCCGTCGCGCTGTGGTCGGAGATGCACCACTCGGGCTCGGGGACCCGGACGGGGCCGAAATCCCCGGTCCAGACCGTCACCGTGCGGGCGCTCACCGGGCCACCGCCTGCGGCAGGTCGAGCGGGAACGGGATCTGCTTGCTAAAGCCCCAGAAGTGCCACTGGAAGAACGCCTCGCAGACCAGACGCAGGCAGCGGGAGTACTCCCGGCCTTCCGGGTTCTCGATGTTGTCGAGCCCCTTCGCGGCGAGCTCGCGCCGCCAGTCCGCGAGTACGACGGCCAGCTGCTCCACGTACTCCCGCGCGTCGTCGGGCTCCTCGCGGCTGTCCTCGACCTCGAACAGGGCCTCCCTGCCGAAGCCCTCGAAGCGGGCCGCGTAGTCGATGGCGGTCACCGGCGGGCCTCGTGCTCCGCGAGGGCCGCGCCGAACAGCTCCATGGCCGTCGTCTCCAGCGCGTCCAGGTGCCCGCGCAGCTTCCGGATGACCGCGGCGAACTCCGAGGGCGACAGCGCCTGAGTGAACTCGTCGGGGGCGACCTCGAGCAGGATGTGCGGGGTGTTCCGCGCCGGGTCCTCGCTGTATGGGTCGACCGCGAGGCGCGGGGCCAGGATCGGCAGCGGGGCCGAGCCGCCCTGCGCGTCGTCGACGTCGACGACGACACCCGGCAGGTTCCTTCCGTGCTGCAGCTCGTCGAGGGACGTGCTGACGTCGTCACCGCGGTGGCTGTCCGTACACCAGCTGGTGCACTGTTCCGGCATCTGCCCACCGGCGAGCAGCCGGCGGATCCAGGAACGGGGGCGGGCGGTCGGCTTCGTCACGACGACGGCCTTGGCTACAGTTGTGCCCATGGTTCGAACTCCCTGGTCATAGGGGTTGAGTCGGACCTAGGCCCCGTTCGGTGGTGATGCACCGGCGGGGCCGTCCGCTGAGATAGAACGTAGAGGGCTCTACCCGTCGACGTCAAGCGCTCTACCGAGATACGCTCTACTCACCAACTAGAGCGCTATACCTCGAAGGGAGCCCCACGTGGCCAAAGCCGGTTACACAGACATCGCGGCCCACTACCGCCGACTCATCGGAGACGGCACCCTGCGGCCGGGCGACACCATGCCGCCCATGAGCAAGGTGCAGGAGGAGTTCGGCGTCACGATCAATACCGCGAACCGCGCCTACAAGCTGCTCAAGTCCGAAGGGCTGACCGAAGCGCGGCCCGGTTCCGGAACCGTCGTAGCCGAGCGGTCCAACGTCGCAACCAGCGGCGCCGCACGGCTCAGCCGGCTGCAGCGCACCGGGAAGCACTACGCACCCAACGAGACCACCGCCGATCACCACGTCGGCATGAGGTCCGTGGCCGATCCCGAGATCGCGAGAGAGATGGGGGTCGAGCTCCACGACGAGATCGTGCTCCGCTCGCGCGTGTTCGTCCGCGACGGATGGCGGGCCGTACTGGGTGGATCGTTCATCCACCCGCGCGCCGCCGCGCACGTGCCGGAGGTGCTGGAGCCGGGACCGAGCCCGCGGTTCTGGCAGGAGCTCTACACGGAGCGCACCGGGAAGACCATCACCAGGTCGCCGGAGCGACGGATGGCGCGGCTCGCGTCTACGGAGGAGCTGGAGCGGCTGGAGGTCGTCGTCCCACCTCAGGCTGCTGTCGCCGTGCTCGTACTGCAGAACACGTTCCACGACGAGGACGGACCCATCGAGGTCTGGGAGGACGTATATGCGCCGGGCCTGTGGCAGGTCGCTGCCGAGTAGCAGAACGAACAGAGCCCCCGCTCAGGTGAATTGAGCGGGGGCTCTGTCGTGTCCAGGATGCATCGGCAGCCGACGCGCCGTCACGTCTGGTGATAGCCAACCAGTCCGCAGACAGTCCGCAGCGTGATCGTGAACCATCAGCAACACCCGTCGCTAGTCAACGTGCAAACTGGCAGGTCAACGCGCTGGCGATCCCTCTTAGCAGATGGCGGAACTGGCGTGAAAGTTCGAGCTGTACTTCGACATCTAAAGATCAACAGGCCGTTGGCCTTTAGGTTCGCTCTGCGGACCCTGCGCCAGTCCGCACAGGGTCCGCAAGAGTATTGATCTTGGACGTCATGAGGGCCTCTACGGCGGTCCTGGTCGACTCGTCGGAGTCGGGCCACAGGTGGCTGTACGTGTTCAACGTCGTGCTTGCGGAGGAGTGCCTCAGCCGATGTTGGACAACCTTGACGTCACTGCCCGAGGCGATCAGCGCCGAGGCGTAGAAGTGCCTGAGGTCATGGAAGCGAAACTCCTCGGGCAGGCCGGCCACCTTCGCACGGACACGGCGTATCTCCCGCTCGACCTTCCACGGCCCCATCTGCTTGCCCTCGTCGTCGGCGACGACGAACTCCCGGTCGTCGTCCAGTAGGCGCTTGAGCTCCCCGACGAACGCGTCCGGGATGGGGACGGCATTCATGGACATCTCGGTCTTGAGCGGCTCGGCCGGGTACTGCACGGCCGGGTTGATGGCCCGCGCGTCCAGGTCGACGTCGGCCGCCCGGAGCCCACAAGCCTCGGCGACCCGCAGGCCGGCGAACGCGCCGAGCAGGAACGCGGGTCGGTACTTCCCGGCCGCCGCCTCGTACATCGCCCACAGCTGCGCTTCGGTCGCCACGTAGGGCCGCTGCTTCCCGGCGCCGGGAGACGTCCGGCGCGAGCAGGGATTCGCAGACAGCTTCTTCGCGTACACGGCGTCCCCGAGTACCTGGGACAGCCGGGCGTGTAAGGCGAAGCGGTACGACGCCTTGCGCCCCTCTTTGAGCAGGCTGGCCATCCAGCGCTTCACGGCCATCTCGTCCACGGCCCGCAGCGGGAGAGGCCCGAACTCCTTGCGGATCCGGTTGATGTGCACGCGCGCCTGGCGCTCCGTCGAGTCCCGCTGCCCGTAGCTCTCCAGCCAGAGATCGCACCACTGATCGACCGTGAGCTTCTGGCTCTTGGGGTCGACGTACTGCCCCGTCACGAGGGCCGCCGTCACCTCGTCGAGCCAGCGTTCCGCGTCGAGCTTCCGGTCGAAGTGCTTCGCGTGCTCCTTGCCCGCCAGGTCTCGGTACCGCGCGCGCCACTTACCGTTGGGGCGCTTCTGTATGTTCTTGCTCGCCATGCTCGGCGGCCTCCTTGAACTCGCGCTTCGCCGCGGCCAGCTCCCGAGCAAGGCGCTCGACTTCCGCGCGGGCGTCTTCCAGCTCCTCGTTGGCGCGACCCGCATCTCGCTCGCACTCTTGCAGGCGCTGCCGGGCGGCGGTGGACAGCGCCGTCAGCTCGGCAACGTGCACCGCGGCATGCGCCGTCGCGTAGTCGTCAATGGGGATGGTCAGCAGGTCATTGAGCGTCACCCCAAAGACACTCGCCAGGCCTGCAGCCTCGTTGATCCTCACCGGCCTGTCCGCCGCTTCGGTCTTGGCCACGGTCGTCTGTCGCCACGAGAACCCGTTGTCAGCCATCAGCCTGGCCACCTGCTGTTGCGACCAGCCGCGTGCCTCGCGCAGCGCCTTCGCGCGCCGACCGACCACTTCCTCGGGCGTGCCCAGGACGTCAGCCACCGAGGCGGCCTCTGTCGTTGAATCCGGTTGATCCTCCATGGGGATAGACGTTAACGCTTGTGGAGGTTGACTACAACCAACGCTACGTGTACTCCTAGTGGGGATGACGCTCAATCCCTACGGAGGATCAAATGGAGCGCAAATCCAACACGCACGGCCCCGGCCGCACGTTCCTGACCACGGCCGAGGTGGCCGAGCGATACCGAACCGCCCCGAGCACCGTGCGGTACTGGCGCATGAAGGGCTACATCCCCGGAGGCGTCCTCCGTGGCAGGCGGGTTCTGTACGACGAGGCCGTGCTCGACAGCTGGGACAGCGAGCAGCTCGGCGGCAAGGCGGCCTGATGACCAGCAACGCAAAGACCCGCCAGGTCGTAACTGGCGGGTCTCCGGAAGTCTCCGCGGCTGGCGAAGGGCTCGCGCCCACTGTAGCGCCGCCAGCTGCGGGGACAACCCGCGAGATGGCTACGGCCGGCTGGCCGCCTATTGCCATCCCCGGGCGGCCCGGCTGGTACCGACGCCTCGTCAACGGCCAGCAGATCGACTCACTGAAGCCTCAAGGAGGAGTCACGGCTACCCCTAAGGGGGAGCGGCGGCTCGCCCTTGTCCGGGGGGACGCCCACGTCCGCCCGGACGCCAACGTCCCGTCGCGAGGGAGGCGCCAATGCTGATCCGACGGTCGAGCCCCGAAGCCAACTTCACCATCCTGCCGAACGCGACACTGCGCGACGACAGGCTCAGCTACACGGCCCGCGGTGTCCTCGCGGAGCTGCTGAGTAGGCCGGACGGGTGGGAGACGAACGCCGACAAGCTGGCGGAACGCGCACGACGGCACCGCGGCACGAAGAACGGGGAGGGGCGCCGGGCGCTCCGTGGAGCCTTCGCAGAGCTCGAAGCTGCGGGCTACCTGCACCGCCAGCGGGAGCGCATCCAAGAGGGCGGCAGGTTCCTGTTCACCACCGTCATGACCGTCTACGACATCCCGCAGGACCGAGGTACCGAAAGCGGTACGTCGGAAGAGAGTTACCGGGGTACCGGTTCCGGTACGTCGGAAACCGGTACGTCGGAAACCGGTATGTCGGGGGCCGGTACGTCGGAAACCGGTACCTCATTAAGAAGTACTGACCAGGAAGACGGTCACGAAGACGGTCTAAGAAGGGTTAAAGACGAACACTCCTCCGCGCTCGCATCCGCTCGCGCGGGCGCGCTCGAGGGCGACGACGATTCGACGGGAGTCGACCAAGCCGCGGACATGTGGGCGGTCGGAGAAGACCCCGAGATCGAGCGGATGCGACAGGCCGCTGCCGCGTGGAACGAAGCGGACCGGCAGGCCGAGCATCAAAAGCAGGCCAGCAGCTGGGAAGAGATCGATCGGCAGAGCCGCGAGAACCAGGAGCTTCGCAGCAAGCGCCTGCACCGCGCCTGGGAAGTCGTCGCGAAGGTTCCACACCAGTCGATCCTCTCGGCGCTGATCCAGTTCGAGCAGAAGCGCCCGCGGGTCTTCGCTGAGTGCCGTCAAGCCGCCATCTCTCAGTTCAAGCAGGAGAACCCTGGTGTGCTGAAGGGCGACGAGGCGGCCGTGCAGGTCGACTACCTCAGCTTCAAGTACGCGGTGCAGCACTACATGCCCAAAGACCCCATCGAGCCGATGCCCGGCTGGCTGATGAAGCACATCTACAGCCACACCAGCGCGGACCTGTGAGGAGCCCTGTGGACGTCAACGATGTCGTCGAGGAGCGGATACAGGCGGCCCGTATCCGTATCGCCGCGGCGAAGAAGCGCCGTGAGGAACTGTCGGCCGCTAGGGCGCGTGGTCTGCGCGCCCGGCACGCACAGAAGCTTCGGAACCTGCGGGCCGTCGAAGCCCGAGCCAACCGCAGGGGTATCCCCACGGTTGCTGCGGACAGCGTGTCCGCAGCAAAGAGCAGCAGCAAGGAGGAGACCCCGTGAAGCCCGACTTGATCGCCCGTGCCGCCGCGTCCAAGGCGCTGGCGGGTGTGCTCGCCGACCGGACCGCGTTCGTGGTGACGGTGCCGCCCGGCCGGGTCCTGGCCCTGATGGATCGTCTCAGTCCGCTCGCCGGCCGGATCACCCTGTACGCCGATACGGGCCTCCCGCTCGTGCTGGCCACGGACCGGCCGAAGGATGTCGCCGTAGAAGCGCTCCTGCAGAAGGTCACCGCGGTCGCTGTCATCCCGAAGCGTCTTCCGCACGGGGATGTTGCCCGGGCGGTGGAGCGCCGCGACCTGACGGCGTCCGGTCTGCACGACGTCATCGTGCTGACGTCGGGAGCGGACGAGGTGGCCCTGCCGACCCTGTTCGTGGATGCGCTCGGCCAGGTGGAGCCGGCGTTCGCCGACGCGATCCGGGCGGAGGCGGCATGAGCGGGGAGCCGCTGCTGGACGTCAGCGAGGACGGCTACACCTTCCGTGTGCCGCCGGAGCGCTGGCCGGACTGGGCCTTGGCCAAGGCGCTCAAGGGCCTCGAGGGCTCCATCTCCAACCAGGCCGCCGCATACGAGGAGCTGTTGGCGGAGCGGGACCGCCGGGTGCCCGCCTACGTGGCGCTCGTCGAGGCCCTGGACGGCCTGCCGGAGTGAACGAAGGGGTACCCGAAGTGCGGGTGCCCCTTTGCGCTGTCCGATCCTTGATCTATCCTGAGTGACGACTCCGCTTGTCGGTCGCCCTGGCACTGGGCAATGGCAACGGCCTGGCACTGGCCGTGATGAGCGTGAGTAAGTCGCCCTGGCACTGGACGCGAACCCACCGATCACTCCGTATGCGCTCGCGCTCTCCTGCGCTTGAGCCGCTGCGCCATGCCAAGGGGCTCCAGTGCCTGATTCCGCTGATGCTGTGTACGACCTGCGCCGTCAACTCCTCGCCGCCAAGAACGAGCTGGCCGAGGTGCGCGGTCACTCTCCCGCTGTCGAGACGCGGACCGAGGAGCGGCCGCCCGCCGGCCGGGCCACCGCGCAGTACGCCGTGACCGAAGGGCCCGTGTACGAGCGGGGCAACGGCAACTCGTACTTCCAGGACCTGATGCGCGCGACGCTCAACATGGGCGACGAGGCGTCCGCGAAGCGCCTGCGCGGCCACGGCAAGGACGTCGCGGAAGCCTCCGAGAAGCGCGACCTCGACCGCACGGACGGCAACGGCGGCCAGTTCGTCCCGCCGCTGTGGCTCATGTCCCAGTACATCGAGCTGGCCCGGCCGGGGCGTCCCTACGCGAACCTCGTCAACGGACAGCCGCTGCCGCCGAACACGGACAGCCTGAACATCCCCAAGGTGGCCACCGGTACCGCGGTCGGCGTCCAGAACGGCGACAACACGGCCGTCGCCGAGACCGACATGACCGACACCTCAGTTGCGGCGCCCGTGCGCACGATCGCCGGCCAGCAGGACATCTCCGTGCAGCTGCTCGACCAGTCGCCCGTCTCGTTCGACGAGGTCATCTTCCGCGACCTCGTCGCCGACTACGCCACGAAGGTCGACCTTCAGGTCATCGCGGGCAGCGGCTCGAACGGTCAGGTCGTCGGCATCAGGAACACGTCCGGGATCCAGACGATCGCGTTCGACGACACCACGCCGACCGTCGCGAAGCTGTACTCGAAGCTGGCGGACGCGATCCAGCGGATCCACACGCAGCGCTTCATGCCGCCCACGGCGATCGTGATGGCGCCGAAGCGCTGGGCTTGGTTCCTGTCGGTCTCTGACAGCACGGGGCGGCCCCTGGTGGTCCCTCAGGCCGGGAACCCGCAGAACGCGGCTGCAACGCTCGGTGTGGTCGGTTCTCAGGGCGTCGTAGGGCAGATGCACGGGCTGCCCGTGGTCATCGACCCGTCGCTGCCGACGAACCTCGGCACGGGCACCAACCAGGACGTGATCCACATCCTGCGGGCGTCGGATCAGCTGCTGTACGAGTCGGGGCTCCGCTCCAGGGTCCTGCCGGACGTCGGCTCAGGAACCCTCACCGTCCGCCTGCAGGTGTACGGCTACTTGGCCTTCACCGCGGGCCGGTACCCGAAGAGCATCGTCGAAATCGGCGGTACGGGCCTCGTCGGAGATGCCCTCTTCGGCTGACACAGACCCGGGGTCGAGCGCACGCACTGCCAGTGCCGCGTGCGTTCCCCCGTGCCGCGGTGTGGTGAACCGCGGCCCGGCCGCAGCGTCGCCCTACCGGCGCTGCGGCCCCAAACTCTTCCTCCGTACAGGAGATAGGCGACATGGCGAGTTCCGCGATCCTCTACGACCTGATCGCACGCGACAGCGCGTCGAAGACCTTCGACAAGGTTGGCCGCAGCGCCGACAAGATGAACAAGGGCTTCGGCGTCCTCGCGAAGGGCGCTGCCGCTGCGGGGATCGCACTCGTGGCTCTTGGCGCTGGCGCCGCTGAGGCAGCGGACAAGGCTGCCGAGTTCCAGTCGTCGATGACGAAGATTCAGACGCAGGCAGGCGCCAGCGCGGCGGACGTCAAAGCCCTCACGAAAGAGGTGCTGAAGCTCGCCCCGAGCACTCAGCAGGGCCCTCAGGCGCTGTCTGAGGCGCTGTACCACCTCAAGAGCGTCGGCATGGACAACGTCGCCGCGATGAAGGCCCTGAAGACCTCGAGCGACTTGGCTGCGGTCGGCGGGGCCGACCTCGAGGACACCACCAACGCCTTGGCCGGCGCTTGGCGGACGGGCATCAAGGGCGCTACGAACTTCGGGCAGGCCGCGGCCACGGTCAACGCCATCATCGGCGCGGGCAATATGACCATGACGGACTTCACGGACGCCCTCTCGTCCGGGATCCTGCCGACAGCCAAGACCTTCGGCCTCACCATGTCCCAAGTCGGCGCCGCTCTCGCCCTCTTCACCGACGAGGGTGTTCCCGCGAACAGTGCGGCGACCCGCCTGCGCATGTCCATCTCGCTGCTGGGTGCGCCCTCGGGGGCTGCGGAGAAGCAGCTCGGGAAGATCGGCCTGACTGGTCTCCAGCTGGCGAACGCGATGCGAGGCAAGGACGGCATCATCGGGGCTATCCAGCTCCTGAAGGACCACCTGGACGCGTCGGGGCTGTCGGCGTCGCAGCAGTCGCAGATCCTGTCCCACGCGTTCGGTGGCGGCAAGTCGTCGTCCGCGATCCTGTCCATGGTCAACAACTTGGACGTCCTGAAAAAGAAGCAGGAGCAGGTCAACGCGTCGACAGGCAAGTACGGCGCCGCTGTGAAGACGCAGAGGCAGACTGCCGAGGCCCAGTGGAAGATCCTGTCGAGCAGTCTCCAGACGCTGACTCTTCAGCTTGGCGTCAAGCTCCTGCCGCCGATCACGGCCTTCGTGAAGTACCTGTCGCAGACGGCGCTGCCGGCTGCGGTGAAGGTCGGCAATGCGATCAAGAAGCTGATCCCTGTCGACCAGATCAAAAAGGACGCGGCCACCGCGGAGGCTGTCATCCGGAAGTTCACGGACAGTGTCGGCATCACGCAGGCCGCGAAGGCGAAGGCC